CCCAACAAGAAATGGCTTTTACCTTCGGCGTTGCGGTCACTACGATTGCCAGGTACGAAACCGGAAGAATCCCAGAGTCCAAGCTGCTTGCCAAACTCGCTTTTGTCGCTCAGCGTCGGGGACATGGCCAGATAGCTGATGTTCTGCGTTCCGAGATCTCGGAAGTTCTGGGCACCGAAACCGTCCATAAAGCCCCATTGATTGAGTCGCATTTGATAGCAGCCCGAAGCGCACTGTTTCCATTTATTTGGGCTTTTCGTGAGGGAGAAAAACTTCCACCGATCGAGGAAATAGGGAAGGCAGCGATAAGCGCTTACGATGAGACCTCGAAGGCTAGCAAGTTGCTAGAGGAACTGGACCCAAGCTACGAGATAAACAGAGCGCTCTCTATGGTGCAGCTTAATCGGAAATGACAGGCTCAGTCTTCAATCGCTCCAAGCGCAAAAGCTTCCCCAACTGGGCCTTCTCCATCTTCATTGGCAAAGACGCCGACGGTAAAAAGAAGTTCCTCTACGGCTCCGGCTTCGCTCTCAAACGCGACGCAGAGGAAGCCCGAGATAAGGCGTTGGCCGAGTGGAAGGCAGAGAAGGCGAAGGCGGAAACAGGGCGGCCCGATCAATTGACACTCGCGGAGTTCTTCCCACGCTGGATCCAGGAGTTTGCATCCGGTCGATGCACTCCGGCCACCGTAGAGCGCTACAGATACTTGGCCGGCTTCTTTCTGGCGGTGTTGGGTCCGATGCGCCTAACCGAAATCACTACGCTGAAGGTTGAGCAGGTGCTGAACGGTCTTCTCAAAACAGGAGCCCGGCGGGTGCTCAAAGGCGCGCGCGGAAAGGGTCTCGCACCAAAAACCGTTCGGTCAGTCCGTAGCGTTCTCAGCGGCGTGCTCAAAAGCGCCGTTCGGTGGGAATTGATTCCCTCCAATCCGTGCTCGGTCGTCGATATGCCAGCAATCCACGAACACGAAAAGATTGCCCTCGACTTCAAGCAAACCGATATGCTTCTGCAGGTCGCAAACGGTCACTGGATTCATCCCATACTCGTGCTGGGCGCGGCGACGGGCGCAAGACGCGGCGAGCTTCTTGCCCTTCAATGGTCGGATATTGACTTCACAACTCGCACCATGACGATATCGAAAAGCTTGGAGCAGTCCAGCGCCGGGCTCAGAGTCAAAGAAACCAAAAACCGATTGGCGCGGGTCGCGCAACTCGCGCCAACTGCCGTCGAGGTGCTTCAAGCACACCGGATGCAGCAGGAGATCCAGCGTCAGCAGATTGCGGCGTTACATCAGCCCGAAAGCGATCTCGTCTTCGGCGACGAACTTGGCCGGCATAGGTCTCCGAGTTCGGTCTCCACGGCAGCCACGCGAATGTTGAGAAAGGCCGGATTGAATCATGTCAGCCTGCATAACCTTCGTCACAGCTACGGCAGCCAGCTTTTGAGCGGCGGCGTCCCACTTCCGGCCGTGAGCTCTCGCCTCGGTCACAAAAATACCGGCGTTACGGCAAAGGTTTACAGCCACGCTCTAAAGCAGGACGAGATCCAGGCGGCCGACATATGGGAAGCGCAGATGCAAAAGGCCCGAGTCGAGTCGTTCAAGGGAACCAAGAATTAGGACGGCCCAAGGCGCGTTCTAGCAAGGTTCTAGCAAATCTCTCGAAACCCACGCGAAACCCGCATTGTGATAGAACAACACACGCCCGCGCGGCATAGCAAGCTCTTTCCGATGGTGTTATCTCGTTGATTCTACGTTCAGCCTGTTCGGCCAGTCGGACGCAGAATCGCCCTATTTCAGGCGCGTTCTAGCAGCGTTCTAGCAGCGCCCCCGAGCGGCGCGCGGCGGTGAGGTGGGCCAGCCGCGCGCCGGGCGCTCCTACTTCCGGGCTACGAGGTATCGCTCCGGTTGTAGAACTCGATGCAGCGCTTCCGCAGGCCCCGGCTTCGCCTTAACGGCGGTCACCAGGGCGGCGGCGTTCGCTGGGAAAGGGGTAAGGCTCACCTCGGCGACAGAGCCCTTTAAAATGCGTCGTAGGACGCCCTCGACGGCTTTCTCGAGCAGTTGGAAGCCAACGGATAACCCACGCGCGGCCCCGGCCTTCAGGCGGGCGTAGGCGTCGCGGCCGTCGGCGGTGTCGAGCAGCAGACGGCCTTTCAGATACAGCCCCTCCGGCCGCTCCTCGAGGGTGCCGACTCCGGCGACAACGTCCCGCTTATGCGCCCAGAGAATCGGCACGTCGCGGCCGTCATCCCCGGCGAAGGCCCCGGCTTCGATCACGTCGTTCTGCGAGTCGCGGTTGCCGTAGCGCGCCGCCCATCCCTCGAACTCTCCGGCTTCGGAAAGCGCCTTGATCTCAAGCTCAGTTCGCACTGGTCACCTCCGGCGTCGCCGTCGCCAGCGGCGGCAGATTCTCCCAGCGCCGGACATCCTCGACGGTCAGGAAGCCTTTGTCGATGCCCAGCGCGTAACTCTCGTACCGGCTCTTTGTATCGGCCCTCTGCAGGGCGTCGATGCTGAACTCGGCAAAGTATGCCGTCCGCGCCGGTAGCAGCGAACGGTTGATCTCGGCCTCGATGTTCACGAGCCACGGCCTCAACGAATGCTGCAGGAAGGCCAGCATCTCCACTTCGCTCGACGCATACGCCAGTCGCGACGGGTCGCCGATCAGGTGCGGACTCACGCGGAACCACCGCGAGATCTCCTGCACGGCGAACTGCCGGCTCTGCAAAAACTGGCTATCGTCGTTCGAGCTCTGAATCGTCTGCACATCGAGCCCCCCGTCGAGCAGCGCCGTCTTGCCGGCGCGGAGAGCTCCGGCGAACTGGTCGGCCCAGCTTTGCTGGAACTGCCGCCGGGCTTCGCCGGACAGCATCGCGGGCGTCTTGACGATCAGCCCAGGGCGCCCCCCGTTGCGGAAAGTGGCGGCGCCGTGCTGCACCAGCGCCGCATCCAGCGCAATACCCTGCCGTGCCATGCTGATTACGCCCACGCCCCGGATGCCGTCGAGGGTCGGCCCCTTGACGTGCAGCACGTCCTCGGGCTCGTAGGTCTCCCGCTTGCCCGCGTTCCAGACTTCGTACTGCAGACGGCCGTCGGTCGATCGCACGCTCACGTTCGGCGGCAGCAGCGGCCAGAGAGCCCGCACGCGGCCGGAGTCGTCGCGGTCGATGAGCGAGTAGGCGTTGCCGTGCAGCAGGGTATGCGTCATCATTTGCGCGCGCCAGGTGAACGCCGTCTGGTAGTCGTTCGGCGCGTCATGCAGGACGGCGTAGAGCGGATGGTCCGGCGCTTTGGCCTTGTCGTCGCCGTCGCGCCGGTAGACGAACAACGGTAGACTCGCCACGCTCTCCGAGAGCAGGCGCACGCAGGCGGCGACGGCAGAAGACTGCATCGCGCTCTCGGCGGTCACCGTCGGCCCGGCCCAGGACTCCGGCGCGCCCAGGGCGTCGCGAAGCCACGGGTCCGGCCTCGCGACGGTGCTCTTGCGCTCGAATAGCTTGGCGAGTGTCCGCAGCATGATTACGCCGTGATCCCGCTCATGAGGCAGAAGGCGGATGCGCGCGTAACGGCAACGTCGCCGCGCCAGGTCGCCCGCAGCATCACTTGGTCTTTCTCGAAGGTGTCCGATGCGGAGTTCGACACTTCGACGATGATGTTTTGGCGAAGGCCAATCATCAACTGCGTGAAGTCGCCAACAAAACTCACGCTCCGATTGTCGTTCGGCGCGGTGCCGAGATTTACGGGAATCTGATTGCTCGACAAGCGCAGCAGGTTGGCGTAGTCGGCCGGCATGGCCAGCGGCGTCTTGTCGCCGGACAGGCCCGTATACAGCTTCGCCAGCGTCTTCGCCGTGCGGACGGAATGAATGATGGCGTTGGGCTCGAAGTTATCCAAACGGCACTCGAAGATGGCGTCGAGGAACTTGGAGTAGTCAGCCGGCGTGCCGACGCTCGTCACGTCGTTGATGCCGGAGACGTTGAGCAGGCCACGCGGTTGCGGCGCGGTGCCGGTGCCTACCAGCGCCACGCGGTCCAGTTCCAGCGCCATCGCTTGCGCCACCGAGTTGCGGATGATGCCATCGACGTTGGGGCTCGAATCCTCCAGGATCTCGCGGTTGATGCGAACCAAGCAGGCCATCTTGCGCGCGGTCAGCGTGACCGAATCGAGAGTAGCGTCCGACTCGCTGATCGTGCCGGCCTCGGCGTACCAGGTAGCGCTGACGTCGCCGGTCATCCGCGCCATCTTCAGCGTCGCCGTCGTCATCGGCACCGTAACCGCGCCCGCGCGAATCACGGTCGAGGCGTTGCGCGCCAGGTCGATAATCTCGTTGCTGATCGGCGTCGGAATGATCGCGCCCAAGGCGCTCGACGCCATCGCCTTGCGCTCCAGTTCGGCCCCGTCCCATTCGCCGGTCAGGTAGCCACGCAAAGACTTGGCCAGGCTCAACTGGGGCTCGTCGTCGCCGGCCTTGAAGTAATCGGCAAAGCTATCGGCGGCTTTAAGCACCAGGCCCGGCTTGCGCTCGGCTTTGGTGACACCGGCCAGGAAGGCGCGACGGCCTTCGGAATGGTCGACGGCGTCGGCGGCGTGTTCGGCGGCCTTCGTCTGGATCTCGGCGACGCGAGACTTTTCGTTGTCGGAGAGCTCGCGGCCTTCGGTCGCGGCCTTGGCAATGATGCCGGTGAGTTCGGATTGCAGCGCGACGGCGTCGCGGTAGGAAGTGGGTGTCATAGGCTCCTCGCACTTCCCAGCGCTGATTTCAGAGTATCACGAATCGAGCGAGTCGTAGCACGACTACACCGCAATCAACTCCGCGAATAGCTGCGAGTCGTCCACCGGCGGATGCGCCATCGCCGGGCTCAGCGCCATGACCGTCGCCACGATGGAATCAATCCGGCGCGCATACGCCAGCGCCGACGGCTTCACCGGTTTGATGTTGCCGGCCGGGTCCGTCGCCACGGTCACGCTCGAAGCCTGCCAGCGCAGCAGCGGACAGCCCCCGTGCAGCAGACGGCGAGAGAGGACAAGCTCCTGCAGGTACTTGGTCGGCGGCGACATATCGCGGAACCCTTGCCCATGCTCGAAGATGTCGAGCCCGGCCTCCTGCAGGATCGGCACCACCAGGCGCGAGCCCCAGCGGTCGAAGGCCAGGTGCCGGACGCCCCAGCGGGTGCACTCCTCGACGCAGCGCCGCGCGATGATGCGGCCGTCGATTACGTTGCCGGGCGTCAGTTCCACGATGCCGCGTTCGGCCCAGGCGCGATATGGCACGCCGTCGCGGCGCTCCCGCTCGACGATGCCGGCCTCGGGAATCCACGCCCAATGCTTCACGGCGACGCGGTCGTCCGGCAGGCGGAACGCGATACTCAACGCCGTGAGGTCGGTCGTGCTGGCCAGGTCGAGCCCGGCGTAGGCGGCCGCGCCGTGCAGTTCGCCGTCGGTCACCGTGCCAGAGCAGGCGTCCCATACGGCCATGTCCAGCCAGGTGCTCTCGGCCTCGGTCCATTGGTTGCAGTAGAGGTTCTGGAACGTCCCCGCCAGGCTCGGCAGCAGCAGCGCGCGGTCGCGCATATCCCGGAGCTCTTCGAGGTCGCGGAAGTCGCCCAGCCCAGGGTTGGGAATGATCCAGTTCCGCTCGTCGGCCCAGTCGAGCCCCTCGGGAAGCTCTTTGATGCAAGCGAAAAAACTCGGGTCTATGCCGGGTGCCTCCAGGCACCGCTTGCCGTGCCGGTATAGCTCGAAGGCAATCGAATGCTGATCATGGCCGGCGGTGCCGATGGCGAGTAGCAGCGGATTGCGCCGCGCCCCTCCCGAGGTCGAGAGCACGTCGTAGAGGTCGCGGTTGGGTTGCTGGGCGATCTCGTCGAGGACGACGAAGGCACCGTTTAACCCGTGCAAGTTGCTGGCGTCGGCGGAGACGGCGCGGAGGAAACTCCGGCTCACGCGGTCGACGATCCGCTTGGTCGCACGCGAGACGACACACCGCGCGGAGAGCTCGGCGCTACCGTTCACAAAGTCGGCGGCTTGGAGGAACAACAAAGACGCTTGGTCGCGGCTTGCGGCGGCGGCGTACACTTCGCGGATGCCGGGCTCCATGTCCTCGTCGGCGAGGAGGTGATAGAGAGCCAGCGCCGCAGCCAGGCACGTCTTGCCGCTCTTTCTCGCCATCGAAATGTACCCTTGCCGATACCGCCGGCGACCGTCCTCGGTCAACTCGCCGTAGAGCGGGCGGACGATCTCGTCGCGTTGCCAGTCGGCCAGGACGAACGGCTCCCCCGCGCGGAACCCTTTCGAGTGACGCAGGAACCGCTCAATAAACGTGATGACGCGGTCGGCCCCGGAGAGCCCGGCCAGGGCGTCGCCGATGGCGTCGGAAGCCTTCGCCCCGGCTTGCTTGCGTGGCAGGCGTCGCGGCATTACAGGCTCTTCGGCGGGCGTCCAACCGGGTTAGGCGGGTCCAGCCCAAGCTCGCGGAAGTTCGACAACAGCAACCTATAGGCGGCGGTCTCGGCGTCGAGCAGCGGATGCCGGCGGCCGTCGGGCGTCAGCAGACCATCTTCGGCGATGATCTCGCGGCAGCGTTGCAGGCGGTCCCAGTTCTCGAGCCCGGCTTGAAGAATCATTCCGGCGGCGGCGTCGAGTTCCACATCCGCAGCGATGGCGCGGTACAGCCGCTTGGCGGCCGGGCTCAGGTGCTTCGGCGGCGTCATCCGAGACGCTCCAGCAGGTCAAACGCCGGATGTTCGATCTTTCCCTCGACGCAGTCGGCCAGGCGCGTCGCGAGCAGCAGGACGGCGACGCGCGGGTCCTTGCCGCGAATCGGTGCGATGAACTGGCGAAGTCGCGCGTCCTCATGCAGGACGGCGAGGAACTTTTCAAAGTCTATAACGGACATGGGGCTCCTGTTTTAAGTTTAGGGTTATTTTCGGACGCGTTGCTAGGCACACGCGGTGCTGCGGAAGAAGCACCATACGATAAACCGGACTCGTCGCTCCGGCTTTCCTTCGTCACCAGTCGGCACTCGGGCGAGCAGTATCTTTCCCGGCGATGCTCCGGCGTCGGCGCGCCGCAGATGCGGCATGGGCGGGTCATCGGGCGGCCTCGGAGTGGTTCTTCTTCTCCAAAATCTCCAAGTTCTCCATGTTCTCCAACTTTTTTGTACTGCAGCCTATTCTGTATCCCCCCGCAGTGGTAAAAACTTGGAGAAGTTGGAGAAACTGGAGAACTTCATTCAGCATTTGAGACCCTCCAAAGGATGCCGCGATACTCCCAATCTTCGCTTCGCTTCTTCTCTATCCCGCGCGACGCCAACAGCTTCGTCAATTGGTTCGACGTCATGTAAGCCAACCCGTTCGGCTTCGATACCTCTTCGTTGAACGCGAACAACACATCCTTGCAGGAAATTGCGCCGGGTCCGCGTTCCGTTCGCCGGTTGAGCCAGCCGGTCAGCGGATCGGTCACTTCGCGGAACTCGTCCAGCGCTTCGGCGGCGGTTGACGATTCAGAGAACCCGCGTTTTCGTAACCCAATCAGGTGATGCAGCGCTTGCCGCAGCACGCCCGATAGCTCGGCGGGTGCCTGCAGTTCGGCGTCGAGTTCCCTTTTGCTTCGGCGTTCGGCGCTTCCCTCGAACGACTTGTTGAACGGAAGGATAAGCCAGCGACGATAGAATCCATCGGTAGCGTCTTGAGACTTCGGGAAGGCATTTGCGGAGAACAGCAGGCGGGAGTATGGCCGAAACGTGAACGCCGGCTTATGCTTGCGCTGGGCGTCGATTCGGTCGCCGCCGACAATTGCCTTAAACATACTCGAGCTCTTCAGGTGTTGTGACGGAAGGTCAGCGCAGATGTTCGCCAGCTTTCCCACCAGGTCGGCAGTTGCAAATCGATCGTCTTCGAGTTGATGCAGCGTCTTGTTGGCGATGTTGTCGCGACCAATCAAACGGATCAAAGCGTCGATCAGGACAGATTTTCCGTTGCCGCCAGCGCCGACAAATAAGGCGGCCTTTTGCTGAGACACGTCGGGCGTGATGAGCCAGGCCACGATCTGCCACACCAGCTTTTTGCAGTCATCGGGCAAGGTTTGGCTAAGGAATCGCTCCCAGGCCGGACAGGTCGCGTCAGCGTCCCAATCTACAGGAATCTGAATCGGCGTCAGATACTCCGGCGAATGCGGCCCGAATTGCTTCGTATCCAGATTCAAGACGCCGTTCTGCAGAACCAGAAGGTCGAGCATCTCCGGGTTGATCTCCGGATCTTCCCAGAGCCAGGGCGTATGGGAAACGCGGATATACTCGGCGACTTCCTTGCCCAGTTCGGAGCTCCACGATTTCAGCTTGCCCCAATCCTGCAGGGTGTCGCGGACGGTGCCAGCGATGAGTTCCTCGGCCCCGCGCCGGTAAACGCCATCCCGGTAGATGTAAAGTTCCTTGCCGGGTGCTTGAGCGAAGTGGTGAATCTTCAGCAGGGCGTTAGCCAGGCTCGGGACGATGCCGATGTTCTCGTCGAACGCGGCGCGGCGGTCGCCATCGGCCCATTCCACGGTCTGGTCGACTTGGCGGGCGAACTCGGCGGCTTTCTCCGCCGGCGTCGCTGGCAGCTTTGCATTCGGCCCAGCAGGGTAAAGCCTGCAGAACGATTCGGCCATCGTCACCATATGCGACTCGGGCGGAATTTCTTCACAGCGCTTGCTGGCGATGATTAGCGCTTCGGCGAGTTCGGCCTCCTCGAAACCGGCCCGACGCAGCTTGCCGGCTAAGCTCCGCAGCGTGAAGTGCTGATTCGGGTGATTGATCTTCGCCGGCAGGACAAACGGCGCTTTCTTCGCGCCGGCCGGATTCAGCCCGATCAGCCAATCAAGAGATTCTTGGCAATCGGCGATTTCGAGCAGCGAACCCGGCCAAGGTTCGCCAGTGACGCAGAAGAAACGAGCGTGCGAATAAACCTCTATTTGCCCGTCGCCGTACTTAAAGACCGACGATGCGGCAACATTGCCCCGAGTCCACAGCTTGATACCGCTCCCGCTGGGGGAGATTTCGGCGTAGGTGCCAACGAACCGCTGCAGAATCGGCACCGCCCATTCCTTGAGGCGTCCGGCATCATCCAAACAATCGTCGAGGTCAACGCCCGTGTACGGGTCCGACTCGGTAAAGACGAACCCGATGCCCTCAGCGTTTGCGACTCGTTGCCACGCGTCGACAGCATCGCCGTATTCCCCCCATGTAGCGGGGTCAATCGAACTGCCCCAATAGCCTTGTAACGCCATGGGGCGCTTCCTCGGTTCGCCGTCTATCAGCGCGGGGGCGCCGTTGTCAAAACCCCATAGGCACCACTGGGCGAGGTCGAGCAGTTCGGACGGCACACGAGGTGCAGCGCGGCGCGGCTCGACCACGGCGGCGCTCATTCCTTCACCTCCCGCGCCTTCTCCCGCGCCGGACCGCTGATACACCACAACGCCAACGTAGCGGCCGCCAGGTCGTCATGGGTGCCGTAGCGCTTCAGGACGCGGACGACGCCATTCAGGTTGGCAACGTCGAGACGACGCTGCAGCCGCTTCAGCTTCGGGGTTTGCGGGTCGAACCCGTTGGCACGCGGGCGGCTCATTGCTTCGCGTCGGCTCCATCGCGCACGGGGTTTACAGCACACGCGCAGCAGTTGGCGAGCCACGCTTCAAACGCAGGTCTCGGAGTGAAGATCTTCTTGCCGAGACGAATCGAGGGAATCGTGCCGGCCTTAAGCAGGGAGTAGATGGTCGAGCGGCCCAGGTCGGGAAGCTCGGCTTCGAGGTCTTTGGGAGTCAGGAGGAGCTTGGGCATTGACGGAAACCTCTTTCCGTGCCACAATATTACCACGGTAATAACTGCGGTCAATACCTCGGTGAAAAAAAATGAGCAATATCAGCTACAATCAAGAGCGGATGGCACGCCCTAAGAAGAACAATCAAGATCTGCCCCCGGTTTGTCAGGCAGTGGTTGATCTTCGAAAAGCGCTGGGCCTTACCCAACAAGAAATGGCTTTTACCTTCGGCGTTGCGGTCACTACGATTGCCAGGTACGAAACCGGAAGAATCCCAGAGTCCAAGCTGCTTGCCAAACTCGCTTTTGTCGCTCAGCGTCGGGGAC